GGATACACGTAAAAGAGTCGGGATTCGTGTAAAAGCCCGGGTGGTTCTCCGGGTAACATAACAAATCACCAATTATTCAATTACCCGGCACCCGGCCAGGTGGCCCGAGATTACCGGGTAGAAGGCCTTTGCTCCAGGAAAAAAAGTTGGTTTACATTCTCTTGATGTTGTGTTATGGTTTACATATTGTTAACTATTAAAGGGAGTTAAAAATGACAATAAATAACTTAAATAAAATCTACTTTACTTATCTAGACGAACTGCAAGGTTCCGGGGAAACCAATATGTTTGGCGCTCCGTCTTATCTTATTTCTGAATTTGGAATCGATAAGAGGGAAGCCATGGACATAACGTCAGCATGGATGACTTGGGTATCTAATGGTCGTCAAATTGAAGAGGTGACATCATGAGTCGTCACTATCCAATATGGGTTGATATTGATTCTTGTTTATATAAAAGCGAGGGTGGTTATTCCGGGAATAAATCTTTTGGCGTTCGTGACCATAGCGAACAGACCATCAAGATCGGAAGCAGCAGAACCTATTCCTGGGACTTTGCCGATATTAAATTAACTAGACATCGCACTCAAGATGGCCCGAAAGAAATTGATACGTTTATGTTGTTCGTGGATAATACCCCGATCAAATATGCTGTATATAATAAAACGGATCACGATATGGAGTTGATAACAGTTCGCCCGGAGGTTGAGCGTCTTATAGAAAAAATAGGAGTCAATCATGGAAATTAGAGGAACATCATCAATTACACTTGACCAGGCAAAAGAGCATATAAATAAAATGAACAATGAGAGTCTATATAATTTCATTGACGAGCGCCGGGGGAGTGAAAGTCTTTTATTAGAATATGCCAATGAGGTAGCCACCAGGAGACTAGCGAAAGAACACGCTATGATATGGCAAAATAAAAAGTTTAAGGATGAGCCACTTCAAAACATTATCGATCGCAAGAAAAGGAGTCAATCATGAGAAGAGCCAAAAGAATAAACAACCTGGAAAATAAACAGTTTACATTTTGGTATGATCCAGGTCATGAGTGGCTAGAGGTTACTTATGAAGACATCCAGGAAATAGGTTTAGAGCCGAATGACTTTACCGAGTATTCGTATATGGACGGACACATCTACTACCTGGAGGGCGATTGCGATGCTTCTAAGTTTGCGAAAGCTTGGGAGTCTAAATATAAAAAGAAAATTTCTTTTTCTGATAAGGATGTCGAATCCATTGGATTAAATATCCGAGGCTTACCCAGGAATAAAACATTATCGGATTTTATTTCTGACCATTTTGAGATCGTGCATATCAAATAAACAAGGTTAACTCCGGGGAAAAGGCGAGGCTAATAACTTCGCCTTTTTTTTGTGTCGGGAATCCAGGTCGGGAGTCGGGATACGCATCATAGACCTGGCCATGTATTAACCAGGAATAGATAATATATATAATAAACAAAAGTTCGGCCGTGTGGTTGCTAGTCATGATCTAGGTTAATTAACTTAACTTAACTAAATACTTGCAATTAACGATTTAATCCTTAGTATAATAGACATACACAAACAAAGGAGTTAAAAATGAAAGCACAACAAAAAGTAACCTTAATAACTGAGAACAAAGGCAATGACAGGCTTTGGATACAAGGCGATAGAGACGTTGAAAATCACGGCTTTACTGACGGACAAGTATTCACTATTGCTTATGGTGATTCAGAAATTGAGTTAACGCTTACAGGATTGAAAAGACAAAAAGGTATGCGAGTTGACAAAGATTTTAAGCGCAAGCATAACTTGGGACAACATACTATGAAAGTAAGTAAGACTGCACGCGGTTCAACAATTGATATTAGCAATAAGTTTGTATCAATGGTTGTAACTGCTAACAATAAAAAAGGAAAATATATTCCTTACGAGCTTAAGCATAACAAAGACTCGAATCATAACAGCATGGTATTCATGTTCGATAAGTAACCGAATCACATACCGAATCAGTGGCGTTCTTCGGAACGCCATTTTTTTTGGTTAGTATCTTTTTGAATCGGACTCCGTTTTTATTCGGTAATGTTGGGGAGAGGGGAGGGAAGATATAGCGCCCCGTTCTTTAGAAAAGCTCTAGAGAGGTTGATTTCTGTCAAATAGTTATCAATCAAAATATAATTGGAGTTGTAAGAAAAAAGTGGTATAGATTCGTTATGTACGAAAATATAGACATTTCCGAAACTATCATTGATGAAAATGAAAAAGATTTTCAAAAAAGAAAAATGATAGAAAGGCTGAGAGAAAAATTTGATCCAGAAGGAAACATGAGCGATGATGAGATTTTATTAGAGTTCAGAAAAACTTTAGAAGAACCTGGTTTTCCCGCATTAAGGCGTCCAGAATCTAAAGACCGGCTTCGTGGTTCACCTCGACCTATGCCTTACCCACCTATTTCTCCTTTTGAAGAACCTGATCCTGATGAAGAGTATCGTTCTAATTGGTATGACTCATTAACCGATGAAGAAAAAGCAAGAATAGATAAACAAAATAAACCTTATAGAGATAGAAACCGAATGCTTAAACCTGAGATTTACGATGGCCCTATGGAGCAACTTGCTCATGGTGGTCAAGTAAGACGAAGAGTTCCTGATATTTATTTTAATAAATACGAAGAAGGTGGAGAAGTCTATAAACCTCGCATAGCAGAAAGAGCGCCTTACTTTAATTTACCTGATTATGAAACAGGCGAAGAAGATGACATAAAGTTAAGTAGGTTGAGAAATATGTTTACCAAACTACTTCCTGATTACAAGGAAGTTCAGTATAAAGGTGGTTCACAAGCAGCAAAAAACTTTATAAGTAATATGGCAAATTTTGCTGGTGAAGCAGCATTAACTCTTCCTAAATTTGCAGATCTGTTTATAGAGTTTGCTACAGGAAGTTCTCCAATAGATTCTTTTAATCTTTATATGGATAGACCGGAAAGAGTGTATCCTGATAGCCCAGCTGTTTCTGAAATAAATCCATTTAATGTAGAAAGAAAAAATTATCACGAAGAATTTCCTATCGAAAGATTTAAAGAATACGATACTTCATATCAAAGTCAGCAGTTAAGAAAAAACCAAAATCTAGGTCAATACAACATGGGGGGAGCGGTCAACAATCCTTCTACTATGGGGATACAATCATTAACACCCTCCCTTACAACGCACAGTGTCCCCGGCTCCCCCCAAACAAATGCTGTTAATACGAATGATCCAAGATTTTCTAACAATAGTATTAACCCCATAACAGCTTTAGCGAGCGGTATTGGTAATTTAAATAAAAGCACTAATACTACTAATGCTCTTTTAAAAAAGAACAGCACTAACCCTAATGCTAATGCTAATACTAATTTAAAAATAAATTACACACCTAGCCCAACAACTAAACAAAATAGATTTGCATTCTTTAATGCTTTGGATAGTACACGACCAAGCTTAGGTTAAGAGTTTCCTGTCTAGTAGAGAGGGGTAAGAAATTACCCCTTTTTTTTATGCAGACGAAAATACATCCAATATAAAAATAAAAGATTAAAAGGAAGGAACATAGCAAAGTCCACATAACTTCCTTGCATAAAGAAATGTAAACTAGCATACAAAAAAATTGTTCCGAATATATAGGCAGATACCCCTATGATTTCGTAAATAATCTTCATGTAAAAATTATAATGTTCCATATTTTCAATCTAATACCCTTATGAGGCATTTTTATGACAGTGTAAATTATCTTGCGATTTTAACAAAATACTATTACATATTCGGTATAGGAGATTATTATGAAAAAAATTATTTTAATAATACCAATGATGGTTTTTCTCGCTAATTGTTCTGCGTCTAGCATAAATGTTTCTGCAAATATTCCAGACTCACAAGAGGTTGACATTAGTATAAAAACCACAGATGCTAACAAGCAATAAGGAGAAAATCATGGAATGGTTAAAAAAGATAACAGACCTGATCGTGACTCTTCCCTCAAGAGTAACCGAACCCAGCACCTGGGCAGGTGTCGGTGTAGTGTTACTGGGACTTGCAATTGTGTCGACAGGAAGGGGCTTCCTCGGACTGCTGACAATTGTTGCGGGGGGAATTGCCATATTTCTTAACGAACGATCTGAATAAAGTAGAGAGGGTAAAATGATTTCAATCCTGGGCAGTTTATTGGGCTTTGGCACTTCATTCTTGCCCTCTGTATTTTCTTTCCTACAGAAAAAAAACGACCAAAAGCAAGAGTTGTTGCTTTTAGAGGCTCGTGCAAAATATGCTCAAGAACTGAGCAAATATAAACTTGAAGAGTTAGATGCTCAGGCTCAAATAGAAGAGAGCCGCACTATCTATAACCATGCAAGTGAGTTAGCAAAAAATAATCAGTCTCCGTTTATTGCGGCTTTACAGGCGTCCGTTCGTCCTGTCATTACTTATTTCTTTTTTCTGCTTTTTGCATTTATAAAAACTATGGCTGTAGTTGTTTCTATTAGAGAGGGCGTAGATGTATCGGAAGCTATATTAGCTTGCTGGGACGATAACACGGCAGGTGTCTTTTCCGCTATTCTAGCATTTTGGTTTGGAAACCGAGCTGTTGCTAGATACGTAAAGTAAAATGAAAAATGTAAAAAAACTTTTAGACGGCTTAACAGACGAACAAGCCCGAGAAGCATTACAACTTCAACAAAGATTAAATACTCTCGATTATCAAAATAAATCACAAAATACTTTTATTCCTTTTGTTAAACATATGTGGCCCGACTTTATTGAGGGACAACATCATAAAATTTTTGCCAAGCAACTAGAAAGAGTTGCGACAGGCGAATCAAAAAGGTTAATTGTAAATATGCCACCCCGACACACGAAGTCCGAATTTGCTAGTGTGTTTTTTCCGGCATGGATGATGGGAAGAAATCCTAAATTAAAAATCATTCAAGCTACGCATACAACAGAACTTGCCACAGGCTTTGGTCGTAAATGTAAAGCTCTCGTGCATAGTCCACAATTTCGTGAAGTTTTCCCTGAAGTAAAAATATCTCCCGAAAGTCAAGCTGCTGGTCGTTGGAATACAGTAGAAGGTGGAGAATATTTTGCAGCGGGTGTTGGAGCTGCTATTACAGGACGGGGCGCAGACTTACTTGTTATTGATGATCCACACTCTGAGCAAGATGCGTTAAGCGAAACTTCTTTTGATGCGTGTTACGAATGGTATACCTCTGGCCCAAGACAAAGATTACAACCAGGTGGCTCTATTGTTATTGTTATGACACGATGGTCAACCAAAGATTTGACAGCACAAGTATTAAAAATGCAGTCACGAAAAGGAGCAGACCAATGGGAGGTCATAGAGTTTCCGGCTATCTTTGAAGATGACAAAGTATTATGGCCTGGATTTTGGTCACGAGAAGAACTTGAAGGTGTTAAGTCTTCTTTGCCTGTATCAAAGTGGGCGGCACAATGGTTACAAAAACCGACAAGCGCAGAAGCTGCTATTCTCAAAAAAGAATGGTGGCAAGTATGGGAAGGAGAAGAACCACCTTATTGTGATTACATTATTCAATCTTATGATACGGCATTTTTAAAATCAGAAAGAGCTGATTACAGTGCTATTACGACATGGGGTGTCTTTACTCCAAGTGAAGACGATTCTCAGGCAATATGTCTGTTGAACAGTGAAAAAGGACGATGGGAGTTTCCGACACTAAAGAAAAAAGCTTATGAACATTATTTGGAATATGATCCTGATATGGTTCTTATTGAAGCAAAAGCATCAGGTTTACCTCTAACACAAGAACTAAGAACAATGGGTATTCCTGTTATTAACTTTACACCTGGTGGTCGAAGAGGAGGACAAGATAAAATTGCACGGGCTAATGCGTGCGCTCCGCTTTTTGAATCAGGTAGAGTATGGAGGCCGGAGACAGAATGGGCTGAAGAATTAGTTGAAGAATGTGGTAATTTTCCAAATGGAGATCACGATGATTTGGTAGATTCGACAACTCAGGCTATACTCCGATTCCGTGAAGGAGGATTTATAACTCATCCTGAAGATTATTTAGATGACGAAATCACTCCCAAGCAGTATAAGTATTATTAAAGGAGAAAAAATATGCCAAGAGTTGGAAAAAAACATTTTTCTTATGACGAAGACGGATATGCTAAAGCACGTGCCTTATCTGACAAAACTGGTGAACCTATGGTTACTGGTTATGCTCAAGGTGGCACAGCAGCTGATTTTGTTTCTGATAAAGAAAGACAAAAACTTGAAGATGATTACTTAGCAAACTCTGCCGCTGTTAATCCTGAATTTGCCTACGACCGTGCAAGTTACGAGTTAGATCAAGGTGAAGGAACAAACAGAATGAAAAAAGCTAGAAGAATGTCTAGCGGTGGTGAAGTTGAAGTAGCTATACCTGATAGTGCTGGAGGCCCTAGCAAAATGAGAGGCGCAGGCGCAGCTACTAAAGGTACTAAGTTTTCTGGAGTATTCTAAATTGTGTCTAAAAAAATTAAATTTGAACCTGACTTTGAATTACAGGAAGATGACGAAGTAGTTTTTGAATTTGAAAACGAAGTAAAAGCTTTAGATCCTATTTCTGTAGAAGAAGCAGTGGCAAGGATAATTTGTTTTAACAATCCTGAAAATCCATGTGATTGCAAAACCTCACTAAAATGTGATAGACATGAAAAGTATAGAGCTTCTGCTTTATCAGCTATTGTAGTTGTTCTAAGTACCGAAGGGTTTTTAAAACCTAAAAATTTATTGATAGAAAAAAAGGATATTAATTAATGGTTGATGATAATTTACCTTTAGGACAAGGAGGGCCAGAAGAAGAAGAGCTGGCTATAGAAGGAAATCCTTTAGAAGGATTAACAGTCAATCCTGAAGTTTTAGAAATTATACAAAACGGAGAAGGTATAGAGCTTGAAGACGGCTCTATGGAATTTACCTTAGAAGAAGGTGTCCTTGAAAAACAAAATGTTCCTTTTGATGCGAACCTTGCTGAGTATATGGACGATAGTGCATTGGGAGCATTATCTAGTAATTTACTTGCTCACATAGAAGAAGATAAAAGCTCTCGTCAAGAATGGGAACAAGCATATAGACGAGGACTAGAATTATTAGGTGTTAACAATACAGAAAGGTCTGAACCTTTTGAAGGAGCTTCAGGTGTAACTCACCCTATGTTAGCAGAAAGCGCAACGAAGTTCCAAGCAATGGCTTATAAAGAATTACTTCCACCTGGAGGGCCAGTGCGAACAATGATTGTAGGCACACAAAACGCAGAAACCGAAGCCCAAGCTGATAGAGTAAAAGAGTTTATGAACTATCAGATAACTTGTGAAATGGAAGAATATGATCCTGAAACAGATCAAATGTTATTTTATCTTCCACTTAGTGGTTCAGCATTTAAAAAAGTTTATTACGATCCGACAATGGGTAGACCATGCGCTCGTTTCGTTCATGCAGAAAAATTAATTGTCCCTTACAATACAACCGACCTTATCTCAGCAAGTCGAATAGCTCAACAATTTACAATGGGTGGCAATGATTTACGCAAACTTCAGTTATCAGGTTTTTATAAAGATATAGATTTAAAACCAGGCACTGTTGGCGCAAGTGAAGTTACGGAAGAAATAGATAAGCTTTCCGGCCTTGAAGATATTAATTATGAAGACGATGTTTTTGAATTATATGAAATACATACTTTCTTAGACTTGGAAGGTTTTGAAGATGTTGATGAACAAGGTGAGCAAACAGGAATTAAAATTCCGTATATTGTAACCATTGATGCGTATAGCGGAAATGTTTTATCTATTCGTAGAAACTACAATGAAGCTGATCCTATGAGAGATCCTATTCAGTATTTTGTTCATTATAAATTTTTACCGGGATTAGGTTTCTATGGATTTGGTCTTCCACATATTATCGGTGGTATGTCACAATCAGCAACTTCTATTCTAAGACAGCTTATTGATGCAGGTACATTAGCAAACTTACCAGCTGGTTTTAAAGCAAGAGGTATTCGTATTCGTGATGATGATGTTCCGTTACAACCAGGTGAATTTAGAGATGTAGATGCCCCTGGTGGAATTTTAAGTAATTCTTTAATACCTTTACCATTTAAAGAACCTTCACAAACTCTTTATGGATTATTAAAAACACTAGAAGAAAACGGCAAAGGATTTGCCGCTATTGCAGATTTTCCATACAAGGAAGTAGACAAGAATGCTCCTGTTGGCACAACGATTGCTAACCTTGAAAAAGGAACACGAGTTATGTCTGCTATTCATAAAAGGTTACATTATTCTCAAAAAATAGAATTTAAAATACTTGCTCGATTATTTAATGAATATCTACCTCCTGTTTACCCTTATGCTACAGAAAACGGACAACAAGAAATAAAACAAACTGATTTTGATGAAAGAGTAGATATTATTCCAATCAGTGATCCTAATATTTTTTCTATGGCACAAAGAATAGCTATGGCACAAACACAGTTACAATTAGTGCAGTCTAATCCTGCTATTCATGGCCCGAATGGTTTATACGAATCATATCGAAGAATGTATTCCGCTTTAGGTATTCAAAACATTGATCAGGTATTACCAAGACCAAAGCCACCACAACCAATGGATCCTGGTCAAGAAAATGCTATAGCTATGAAAGGTGGAACACTAAAAGCTTTTCCATTC